CAGGACGTCGCGCGTGAACCCCCGCGTGGCTGCGCTGATCGCTTGGTCGAGACTTTGCGAGAAGTACGGATTTACGCCCGGCTGGAGCATGGACTCCCAGGCGGCCTGCGCCTTGGGGGCCATGGAGTTGCCTTGCCCGATGAGCCCTTGAGCGGCGCCATACAGGGACTCGAGGGCGGGGGCTTGCGAGCCCCAGACGTTTTGCATGGACGCCGACTCATTGGCCCCCGCCGACGTTTGCTGAGAGCTTTGTTGCGACTTCGCGCGATTGCTTCCGAAGCTAACCATTCTGCGGCCCCTTGGTGGTCATGCTGACCATTGTTGCAACTTCTCTACCGCCGTAGGGCGCCAGCAATTTACGCCATCCGGGGCGCCCCAGGATCATAATTTCATCGGCCCCGAAGGCGCGGCCCGTCGCCTTGACCGTATCAACCAAATCCGGCAGCCAGGCGTCCAGGCCAGAACCCCCGCACGCCATCAGCGCAACGTAAGGCGCATGGTCGGAAGGCCGGAAGCCCCGCGACAATACCGCCGCGGCGCTGATGCGGTCGGCATCATCCCGCATCAGCAGCAACCCAAAATCCTTTGTCCGAATGCCATCGGCCAGGTCCTCGGTACTCATGAGGTGCTGACGATTTTCCGCCATCGCCGCGGCGAGCCAGGGCTCTACGAGCGGCCAAACTTCCTCAAAGAGTTCGCCGGGCGCGAGGTGATAGGTGCGCTGCCGCTCGTCGTGGCCCGCCATGCCGCCCGAAACGGAGCCCCCGTTTAGGTGCCCGCTATCTTTTTCCATGTATTCGCCTCAAAGACGTAAAAGCCCTCCGGGCCGCCGATGACACCCGCCGATGCGTAGACCATCATCCCGTCTTGTGGCCGCGCGACGTCCGCATCCGCACCCGTGTCTAGCTTGGACCAAACCACTACCGGAACCTCGGGCCGGCGGAAGTACTGTTGCAGCTTTTCAAATTCATTTTGCGCCCATCGCGCCAGGGCCTTTGTGTCGCCGCTGAGCGGGCACGGTTCGGGCGCATACAGTGCCGAAAGGTTGCTATTTTGCAGGGTCATCAGTACCGCCCTCGCTCTTGATATTCGACTCCGAATCCGTCCATCGTCCACGGGTCCGCTTGACTACTGCGCATTTGAATTGACAAGAATTTACCTTGTCTAAGCACCGGAATTCCCTTGACGGCGCGTTCTGGGTCAACGGTGAACGTCGTTTCCGCGTCCCATTGGATTGGGTCGCTTGTTTCCATCTGCACGCCGATCCTCACCAGCATCGTTGAGCCCTGCGTTGCGGTAAGGCGCGGGAAAATCGCTTGAATATGCTTCACCTTCGCAGTGCCGCCAATGGGCATTGTCTTACGCTCCATCCATCCTTCGAAGGGCTGCCCCAGCTCAAGGTCCGCAAGGTCGAACCCGATAATCCCGGCGTGCGCTGGGCCGCAGCCGATCACCTTGACTTGCGTTTCACCGTACTGCACCCCAGACCAGGCGCCGGCGGTGTCCTGCCAGGCTTGGGTCTGGGTGTCCCAAATCTCACCCCCGCCGCCGCCGCTGCTCGCTCCGCGCACCACGGTAAGCCCGAGCGCCGTCAGTTCGGGCAATGTCCGAAGCGCCCATTTATCAGTGTTGTAATTCCAGACGGCGGCGAGGTTTACCGCACTGGAGCCGCTCGTCGGGAGCCCAAACCAAACCTCCGACCGGGCCGGGTTATGGACATTGCACGCGACCGCGGCGGCTGCTACGTTAAAATTCTGGAATATCGCCTTGCGCGTGCGCTGGTCGACCAAGCTTCGCGCGGTCGCGCCGTCGACCAGGACGATATCCCCGATTGAAATAACCGCATGAGAGCCGCGCAGGACCGCGACCGCGTTTTGGCTGATCGCGCCGACCGCCGCGGCCAGCCGTTGAAAGGTGTAGATATAGGGACGACCAACCCAGCGGATGGCGTAGGCCACGGTTTGCTTATAGCAAATGGCGTAGTCATGCATGGGCGCCATTTCCACAACGGCGCCCAGACCATCGGCCAGGACGAGGGAGCCCGCTTGATTTGTCGCGCTCGCGGTCCACGTTGGCGGTACGGCGCCGACCGGGGCCGCATCGGAAAAGAGCAGCAAGTCCTGCTGCCGCCCGCCGGCGCTTTGAATGTCTCCCGCGAATAGGTGTTGTCGAAACGGCCGCAACAGGTTCGCCTTGGTGTTGGCGGGCCAACCCGGCAGCGGCTTGACCGATCCCGCGACGATCGCGCCGTCCCAATAATAGGGCGGGCACGCAACGTGATTAAAGCAAATGATGTTGTTGATTGTCCCGCCGGTCACGGTGCCCGCAACGGCGATTGGCAACCAATCCGCCGGGGTGACGTCGTAGTGATTTGTCCCGTTGGTAACGCCGACGCCCCAGGCCCCGCCGTACAGCATCCAAACCAGCCCATTCAGCACCGTTGTAAAAGCGAATTCCGGGGCGCCGATGTAGGCCTCGGCCTCCGTATAGATCAAGCGCGAGCCCCCAAACCTCTCCGCGCTGCTGCCCTGAAAGCGCACGTTCCGCGTGAGGGTCCACGATTCCGCGGGCACGGCATAGGGCGCGATGTCCGAAATAAACCCGGACGGCATCACCTCGATAAATTCGCGGCCCATGACCTAGCCGGGGTCAACCAGCGTATCAATGGCGGTCCAGTAGACCGACGTCCCGTTAGCAGCCGGAATGAAGTCCACACCCGTCCACTCATAGGCCCATATCGTAAAGCCGCCGCTGCTGACACTGCGAACGCCCGCCACAACGGGGTTTCCCGCCGCAAGCGCGGTGCAAACAACAACGGGGAACGGGATATTAAAGGGGAAGATAACGGCAGCTTCGCCCGCGTTGATGACCCCGAAACCTCGCGCCATGCCCGGCGCCTTGCCAATTTCCCAGGCCCCGCCGTTGGCGGTGACGCCCGCATCCGTCCGCGTAGGCGAACCGCTCCGCGTGACATCGATACCGGCCGGGTTGATTTTCACCAAATCCGTTGCCGCGTCGACAGTGAGGCACGACACGGCGCGGGTGGTGTTGTAAATATCGAAGCTCGAGGCGCCGACTCCGCCGCCGATCCCGACGAGCCATTGCGGGGCCCCGCTCGCGGCCAAGTTGAGGCGCAGCGCGGCGCCGGGGTCGGACGGTGTGCCGCCGATAGTCACGAGGGCGCCGTTGAACCGCCCGCGGGCCTGAAAGGTTGCGAGCCCGTCCGCCGCCGTTATTTCGAGATTGGCATATGAGCGCGAGCGGTTGTAAAGGTAAAAGTCCCCTTCCGCGTCCACGTTAAGGTCCCACGTGACGGCTGAATCCGATGCTCGCTTGTATTGAATCACGCCATTCGGCGCCAACACGCCAAGCGGCCCGGTCATGGTCCCGCCCGCCAGCGGCAGCTTACCGGCAACGCTGGACAGTTCCTCATCCGTCGCTGTCACCGCCCCATTCACCGCCGGAAAGGAGTTGAGCAGTACGTTTTTGATGCCGGTGAGGTGAAAGCTCCCTTCCTCCACCGCATCGCTAGGCGGCGGGTTGGTCGGGACAAGGTTGCTGATGAATTTATTCGGGCCGGTGAGATCTTCGAGCGCCATGCTAACTCCGCAGGATGAGGCGCCCGCCGCTCTGTTGCTTCGCGGCGTGCGCGTTGTCGTATTGCTTAATGAGCGCCACGGCGCGGCCTTCCGCTAGGTCAGCTTGGTCCCAATCTTGGACAAAGCGGTGTTGCTCCGCGACGGCGGCCCACACCAGCGCATCCGCGTAGGCCGTTGTCAGATAATTGGCGTCCGAATCATTCGCCAGCGTGGTCGGTTGGAGGATGTAATTGGTGAGGGCGCTCACGCCAACCAGGCTAGCGTCCGCCAGGACCGCCGCCCCGGCGATGGTGAACCCGTTGCCGATGCCGGGGCCCGCGACCCGCTCGAGGAACGATCTAGGGTCCAGGTAATCCAGCGCCGGCGAGCCGGCCACTTGAATCACCACAAAGCGGCCAAAGCCGGTCGGTAGCGGGGCCTCGGCCCAGGGCCCCGCGCTGGCGGCGGCGAAGGTAAGGGAACCAAGCTTGTTTGATTCTTGGGGCGCGAATTGCTGTTGAATCCAATTTTGCGCGAATTGCACCGCGTTGAGAAGGTTGTCCATCGTCCCGCGGTCATCCCGATGGACGTAGGCCGCAACGGTCGACTTTAATACGGCCAAGTTCATCCGATTGTCACCATTCGAAATAGGTTCGTTTGGGCGGAATTCGCGCCGTCAGTCAAAACCACGCGCCCGGTGACGTCCTCGGCCTGAGTCGCGAGCCCGCTGAGAATGCCGGTGACGGGATCAATCGAAAAAAACCCGCTTCCGAGATCGCCAACCCATGAGTACAAGCCCGGTCCACTAAAAACTAGCGTGGCGTCAAGTTCAAAAGCCTGCCCGATCAACACGTTTTGCTGCGGGACCGGCGGCCCGTCGAACACTGGCACCGGCGGGGGCGGCGGGGCGGCTGAGCGGCGGCCCCCGGCGATGAATGCCCGATTCCCAGCATTCGCCGTAACGCCCCGCATTGCGCCCGCAACGCGCAGAATTCCGCGCCGGATCAAAACCGCTCCCGCACGCGAAAGGGCATCGACTCGGGCGAAGCGAGCAATCGATAATAGGCCCGCGTTTTGATTTTCCCGTCCGGTGACGCCAGGTCCGGGTATTTCCGCTTGAGGCGTTCTAAATCCTCCCATGGGATTTGCAGCATGAGGCGCCCCAGGCCCTCAACGTCGCGCGGGGCGATGCCCTCGAGCCGGCGCCGCTCGATGGTGTGCAGGATGGCCGCGCGATCCGGCTGAGCCCGGTAACACGTAAGCTCTTTGCCGTCGCCGCTAACCTTGAGTCGCGTCAGAAACATCGAACCCCCAAAAAAAACGGGCCGTCCCCCCGAAGGGACGGCCCGCTAGGCCACGCATCGATATCGCAATCCAAAGGAGCTTCAAAAAGGCGGCTAGGACCGCCCGCGTTGATTCTGCACCCGGCGGCCCGCGCTCGTCAAGCGGTCCAGGCGAGGGCCTCGTCCAACGCCCGGTAAGCCGCGAACGCCGCCTCGTTGTAAACCTTCAGGGTCCAATCGACGGACATCAACTTCTTATCGGATAAGCCCGATTTGGCCAGCTCATCAACGCGATACCCCGAGAGGTAGGACAACGCCGCGTATTCGGGATCGATGGCAAATAGCGTTGACGTCGCGGATGCCGTGACCGGCTGAAGCCGGTTCGCCACCATTTCGCAGACCACGCCGAAGTCCGTGACGAACACGTTGACGCTGCCGGTAGCCACGGCCCCGCCCTGCTTCTCGCGTACATCGCTGGTGAGCGTGGCGACTTGGGCTGACGAGCTGAACATATACGCCGACAGCGAGCGGATGACCGGGGGCCGGCCCATGAGCACGGTGGGATTGCCGCCATCCTCCCAGACCGATTGCAGGAGGTTGCGAAGCGTGGCTTCGCTGCCGGCCCGCTTGGTGCCAGGCACCGCAACGTCCACAATGCCCGTCGCCGTGTTGAATCCGCCATTGGCGCCGGTCGCTGCGCCGTTGCTGGTGTTCGACGTCAGCCAGGCGTCGAGGCCCGCCGACTTGCCGGCCAGCGTGCCGTTGTCCTGCACGCTCGCTTGATTGAATAGCGCGGTTGCCTCAACGTCGCGCCGCAGCTCGCGCTGCCGTTGCATGACTTGGTACGACAGCGCATCGCCCATGGCAATGGTATCGCCCCCGCGGGCGCGCGTCGACGCGCTCACCGCCTTAATGCTGATCTGCGAGTGATTCCCAACGCGGGTCGGGAGGGCGTTGCTATCGGTCGCGGCGTCCGCGCCGTCGAGCACCGCATTCGAGGTGCTTGGGTCAGCGAGTTTGTCCAGCAGCCAGCTGGTGTACTCGTTGCCATGCGTGCCGCTGCCGATCATGTCCGAGAAGGGAAGCGGAATTTTGCTGATATCCCAGATTTGGGACATTACCGACTCGGGCACCAGGCCGTCCCTAGGGGCGGCTTTTAGGGTGGTGTGAGTTACGAGAGCCATGGTCTAGCCTCCATTGAGCAGGCGGCTAATCCGCCCGACTCGTTCGCTTTGTGTCCGTTGTGCGCGTTGCGCGGCGTTGTCGCCCCGCTTGGGGGCGGACTTGGCGGCGGCTTCGCGGCCCTTGAGTTGCAGGCCGTCGCCCTCGGCGGAGCGGTCGCGGCGCTTGATCGCTTCGCGGGCTTCCTTGAGGGCGCTTTTGGCCTTTGCGGCGTCGTGGGCGGCGAGAATGAACCGATGATCGTCGAACGCGGCCACCTCGGCGGCGCTGATGCCATACGGCCTCAGGAAGTCCACGATTAAGGCGCGGCCAGTCTCGGCTGCTTTGGGGTCGCCCCACTCGGGCGCTGCGGTCCTCAAAAACGCGCTCTCGCGCTGCAAGTGTTCCCTGTAATCCGCTTCGACCGCTTGCATCAAGTCGGGCGGGAGGTGCCTTGCCACGGGGGCCAACTTCGCCATGATACCGGCGATCCGGCGGCGGCTGTCAATCCCTTCCATGGTTTCGCGCTCGCGCCGCTCGTCCAGTTCCACCCGCGCAACGTCAATGTCGCGGTACTCCCGCGCCCGGTCCTTAAGTTCGCCCAGGGTCATGGACTCGCCATTGCCCAGCGGAATTTCGACCGCGTACAGGGCCTCCTTGGTGGCCCCGGTGGCCTTCACCAGCTCATCCCACGTGCGGGGGCTGGTGTCCTCGGGGGCGGCCTCGGCTGCCGGGGCGGCCTCGCCGGCCTCGCCGGCCTCGGGGGCGTGCGCCGGCGCGGGGGCCTCGTCGCCCTCGGGCGGTTGCGCGGGGGCGGGGGCGGGGGCGTCCCCGTTCAGCAGGCGTGCCACGCTGTCTATCATGCCGCCGTCGATGGGGCCGGGGCGCGTTGGCGTGGCTGCGCGGAGCGACTCAATGGCCCGCTTGGTCTGGGCCGGGTTGCTGCGCTGTTCCGTCACCTTTTCCGGCACGGTGAGGCGGGCCGGCTTGCCGGCGGGGGCTTGGGTGTCGGCCATGGTCTAGTCGTCCTGTTCAGTGAGTTCGGCGCCTTGGGCATTCTTGGCCGCGGCGGTGGTTCCGGCTTCCGAGCCGGCGATGAGCTGGGCCTCATCGATGGGCGCGGGCGAGTTGATGAGCTTGGCTTCCTCGATGGCAAGCCGCACGATGGCGTCCAGGGTCTTTGCTCCCGTGTCGCTGTCGATTTTGTACTTCTCGAGCTTCGCCTGAAGCCTGACAAGGGCCTGCTGGGCCTGCTGGGCCTGCTGCGCTTGCTGGTTTGCCTGATAGGCCGCCTGCTGGGCCTGCTTGCTCGCCGGGTCGAGAAAATACCGATCCGGCGCGCGGAGCTGCGCGGCCACCACATAGTCGGACAATGCGTTGAACATCCGGCCCGCGTCCGTTAGCTGGCCTCCCAGCGGCGAGGCCATCACGGCCTGCTGAGCGCTCATCACTTGGCCCAGCGCCCCGACTTGGCGCCCGCGTTGGCTGACGCTCTGGCCAACGCGCACGGTGACTCGCTTGCGCGCTGGCCAGGTCGACGGTTTCACCTCCACCCACTCGCCGCCGACTTTGGCCGCGATGGTGCCATGCCAGCGCGACCGAAGCTCATAGTGCGCGATGATGAAAACCGACCGCAGCATGGTTTCCGCGAAGGTGCGGGCGAAGTTCGCGGCCAGCATTTCCTTGGTGCTGTACTGCCGTTCAATGCCCGAAGCGGTCTGATTGCTGGCCGTCTGAATCGCGGCGCCCTGCATTTCGAGCGAGGCGCCCCCGCGCTCCGTCCGCACGGTGTCGAAGTACGCCAGCGCGGCGGCGGCTGAGGGCCCCAGGTCGGCAGTGGGAACGATGGTAATTTGCGGCGGACCCTTCGAGCGGACCACGAACCCGGTAGCGTCCAGGACGTCGGCCATGTTCACGGTGGACTCGTCAACGGCCAGGCGCGGGCGGTTGACCTTTTCGAAATTGTCGATCCAGTGGCGCTGCACGCGGGTTTTAATGTCCTGCACGCTGGCCAGCTTGTCCGCCAGGCTGATGCCGTCCATCCGATGCGGGTAGAGAATGACCACGCCCAGGGCATAGCCGACCATGTTACAGCGGCGCGGGTCCGCGAGGATCATATCGGCATCGCGCGAATACCAAACCTCATAGCGCCGGGCCTCGGTCGACGCGATGCTGTCGGCAACCAGCGCGAAACAACGCCACACTTCCACATTTTCGGTTGCAAATTGTTCGGCATTCTCGGACGGCTGGGAGCGGTTGCGGTTAACCCAGGCGTCGTAATTGGTCGGGATATGCTGCGGCAACTTCTTGACCTTCTCGGGGGCGAAGCCGCGGGACGCCAGCTCAGCGCGCGAACACACCACGCGATGAGCGCAGAACCGCGCGCGGTTCGGGTCGCGGTCCTCCAGGTTGGAAGTGATGAAGTTTTCGCGCGGTACGCTTTTCATTACAAGCGATTGGGTCAGCGTGGTCCGCTCAAGCTCAAGGGTATACGTGCCGGGGGCTTCCTCGCTCTCTACGATGTCTCCCACCACGACAACGCGCTCGTTTTCGGCGCGGGGCGTTAGCATTTCCTGCACCATGTCGGGCGTGAGGTTCTCCCAGCTTTCCGACTCGGTTTCGCTGGTGCGCTCGATGTCAATGGACATCACGGCCAGGCGTTGCAGCAGGGCGTCCTTGATGCCCTCTTGTAACGCCACGTGCCCGGCATCGCTGTTGCGGCCTTCAATCAGCATCCCCCGCACAATCTCGGACTCCAGGCGGGCCTGCGACTCGTCGTCGCTCGAGGTGGCCTCGAATTCGACGCTCCCGACGTCCTCGAATGAGGGCAACATTTGCGCCGTGACGGCCTCGATCATCGACGCGACGTCCTCCGACACACTCCCATCCTTGTTTGCATCGGTTGGAGCCGGCAGCGTGCCGTTGAAATAGGCCAGCGCGACGTTGGCATCCCCTTGGGAGTTTTCGACATAGCGGGCCAGCGCCGCGTCGAGTTCATTGCGTAAGACAATGGTTAAGCGGTCTTTTCCAATCATCGGGGGCCTCGGCGGGAGTAAGCGCGACCGGCGGTCCGATCCGCGCGTTGAAAAGCGAGCGTAGCTTCCAATTCTGCGGCAGTCACGCTCCAATCGGTCGCGGTGCCATGGAGCGCGGTGGCGTAGGTTCGCAGGGCGTCCGCTGGGTGGCTGGTCCAGTCGTGCACGGGCTTCCGGCTGCCAATCTTCCGCTCCGCGTCCCAATCGCTGCGGTACTGGCGCAGCGCGGCCAGGCCGCCCTTGCAATTCACCGCGTCAAATTCCATTCGCGGCAACAGTACGCGGGTCGCCTCGATACCATCCTCGAGGCTCATCCGGCGAGCCTGTTCGAACGCCATGCCCACCGCGGCGGCCTGTTCGTGGCGAGTTTTGCCCGTGCCCTGTTCGTGCACGGCGATATCGTGCGGGGCGAGCCAGCGGGTGACGTTGTAACCGAAGGCGTCAATCTCGCGCTTTAGCGCCGCGTAGCCGTCGTAATACGACCACTGCGCAAAGCGGATGGCGCGCACGCTGCCCCCGCGCGGTTCCTGAAGGAACCAGGCGGCGAAGGCGTCCGCGTATCCCAGATCAACGGCCACGGTGACACCCAGCGACGGATCGTAGGGAACGAGCCCGATGCGTTTCTCGGCGTCCGCCCGGCCCAGAAGCTCGCCAAAGTAAGCGCCCTCGATCACTGCGTTAAATTCGCAGAGAAACTCTTGGGCGAATTTCGCTGGGCTCATCGAACGCTGCGCCAGGGCGATAACCTCGGGCTTCAGCGCCCCCGTGTCGTGCACCGTGAGGCGCAGCGCCGTCCAATCCGGGTCCATTTGCGCGTGCTCGTACAGTTCCTTGAGGCGATTCTCGCCCATGGGTGTGCCCGAGATTAGCGCGGAGCCCTCGCGGTCCAGCAGCGCGGGAAAAAGCACCTCGTCCCAGGCATCGGCCCGCATTTGCGCGAATTCGTCTAGCACAACGTCGTCCAGGTACATCCCGCGGAGCGAATGCACGTTTTCGGCCCCGAGCACCATTAACTTAGCCCCGTTGGCCAGCGTAATGACACCCTCGGACCGATTCTCGCTCACAATCAGCGGCGCGGCGAAGTGAGAGAGATAGCGCCAGGCAATGCGCCGCGCTTGGCGCTCGCTAGGAGCGATGTACGCGACTTGCGGCTCACGTTGCGCGCAGCGGATGGCCGACTTGATTAGTCGATTGCACGCGGCCACCGTCTTACCGGCCCGCCGGTGAATGATGACCACGCCAAAGCGGGTCGGGATGTCATGTATCAACCGTTGAAACGGTCGCGGAGTGTACGGAATGACGATTCTCGGGCGCATCGCCCTCCCAGAGGATGAGGGCGCCCGACTGCGCGAGGGATAGCATTTTCTCGAAACGGTCGAGCGCCTTGTAGCGGCGGATCAATTCGAGCCATTCGCGGAGCGCATCATCATCGCGCCGATGCCAGGCCGCGATTGCCCGGCTCATCGCCATGTCGACTGGGAGTATCCCCTTCGCCTCGAGGTCGCGCAGCTTCGCCAGCCTCCATGCGCCATTGCGGGCAACGGTCGAAATGCCAATGGCATCCGGCACCAGCTCAAGCGGCGGCGGTTCCTCCACCTCGGCGGGAAAAGAGGTGCTCACGGTCACATCCTGCGTTCGCATTCCGCTCAAATTCCCAATCCGGCCCGCAAAGACAAGTGACGCGGGCATTTCCGCGCGAGTCTATGCGGGCGCCGTAGTGAATGCAATCCCCGCACGTTGGCAGAACCGCGGCCAGGATCGCGGGCGGGCGGGCGTCCTCCGCGAACAGGGACAAGGTGCGACTCATCCGCCGACCCGGCCCACGGCCTCGGCGGCCAGGCGGGCGCGGTAGTCGCGGGAGTTGACGCTGCCGGCCTCCACCTCGGCCAGGATCGCGCGAGCCCAGGCCCGCCCATCGGCGTACCGCCTCGCGCTGCATTCCCGAATCCGCGGCAGACAATCCAGCAGGCCGCCAATGGAGCGCGCGAATTGGTCCTCGCTCAACGGGGGCGGGACGTTGCCGGCGTCCTCGTCCGCCCCGCCGAAGGGCTGGGCGTCGTCAATGTCAACCTCGTATTTTTCGGGCACGGTACCAGTGAAAAACAGCCGGTTCCGGGCCGGGTCAAACAGCGCGCCCTGCTCTTTGGCGTCAGCGTGACGGGTGGGAGACAACCGCCGAAGGTAGAACCGCTTAAAACGTTGCTCAATAGTCATGCGCTATCGCTCCCTGAAAGTCCGATTTGTTCCTCTGAAAGCTGATTTTACTCGTCAAGGGCGGCCTGCGGGGCTTGTTCTACCTTCTAATGCTGGCATGGTAGACGATAGTCTCACCCTATTTTGAATTTTCCGACCGCTTCGTTACGCTTCGTGCTTGTTGCGGCGGTTGCGCGGTTCGCCCCCACAACGCTTGCGGCGGTCGGCTGGGGGCCTCCCTTGAAGCGAGGCGGGGCCCCGGACAACGGAAAGGCGGACAGTTGCATGGCCCCGAATTCAACCTTTAATCGCTGGTTCGTCTACTCGTACTGGTCCGGGGGCGTGCCGGTCTACGTGGGCAAGGGCACGGGCCGGCGTGACCGGGCTCACCTCCCGGCCTTCGAGCGGGCCCAGGGCCGCCCCGTCCAACGGGTCCACGTCCACGGCCAGCGACTCACGGAATCGGGTGCGTATGCCCTTGAGTTGCGGCTCATCCGCCGATTTGGCCGCCGCGGCATCGACAAGGGCGGGACCCTCGCCAATCGTACCGAAGGCGGGAGCCAGGCGATGCGGGGCTGGGTCACGTTCTACCGCTGACGATTAGAGCCCCGGCTCTACTTCCGCCCGGCATGATGGGGCCTGATTCAACGGAGCCCCTTTATGTTCTGGACTGTCGTCTTTGCGCTGCTGTTCGTCTTTGTTGGCGTGCCCTTCCTCTTTGTGTCGCTCGCCACCGTTCACGCGGTCTGGTCCATTGTCACCGCGGCGCCGCGCCCGCTCCCGCCGGGCGCATGGTCCAATGACGACCCAGCTTAGCGGGCCGGTGCTGATCGCCTGCGAGCGGTCGGGCATTGTGCGCGAGGCGTTCCGCGCCGCCGGCGTTGACGCGGTGTCCTGCGACCTTGAGGCGACCGACCGGCCCGGCTGCGCTCCAATACCTTCCCCGGCCTCGCTCAGGCCATGGCCCACCAATGGGCCGCCCCGCTGGTGCTGTTCTAACATGGAGAATGACATCGAATCCGATAAAACCCCCGCGCGTGACCCGTTTTATTGCTGGGATGTACCGCCCGCCCCCACTCCGAAAGGTCGCCCCGTGAATGAATCCGCCGACCCGGCCGTGATTTACTTGCAGCCGGCCTGCTGCGCCGACCAAACGCCGCGCCGCCTATGGTGCGAGGATGACCCCGCCGCGACTTGCCCGGACGGTGTTCCTTGGTCGCGTTACGTTCGGCAAATGGTAGCGCCGACGAGCCCGCCAAACCCCATGCGCGAACCGTCCCCGCTTCAAATCCTCGAGATTACCGCCGCGGAAGCGTGGGCGGTGTTCCAGCTCATCGACAACGTTTCGCTCGTCCGCATGATCCGCGATGAGACACTGACGCCCTCGGACGTCCGCTCGCTGATGGACGTCTGGAAAACGCTGGAAAACCTCTCGCGCGAGGGCCAGCTCCGCGCCCCGGATTAGTCGCGCCGGCCTTTCCCGTCCGGGGCCTTCTCGGACGGGCCGCTAAGGTCGGGCAAGTCCCGCTGTACGTGAAACGACACGGCGCAGCCGGCCAGCAGCCAGACCACCACCAGACCCACCGCAATCCAGACCGGCACGGCCAGCGCGCCGTTGACGCGCCCCAGGCGATCCGGGCTCACGGGACGAGCCCCGCGGCGGCCTGACCCATGACACCCCCGGCCCGCTTGGCGGCCTCGGTCGCTTGGGCTTCCCCCAGGGCCTTGCTGTAGGCCGCCAGGGCTTGCGCGTTCGCTGGGCCCACCGCTCCATACACCCCGCCGACCGCGCGGCCCGTAAGCCCGCCTAGTGCCTTGGCGCCTAGTCCGGTGAGCGTGAGGTTGCCGCTCACGGCCTCATTGAATACTTGCCGGGTGGCCGTAGGCGAACCGCGGTTCACCAGCGGCGTGCCCATGGTGGAGGCGAGGAAGCGGGTCATATCGTAGATTGGCGATTGATTCTGACCACGCGCATAGCCTACGGGGTCCGCTTTTTTCAGGGCATTGTGAAACCGTATCGGGCTAACGTTGCCGTCCGGGTTGATGGCGCCCTCTACGGATTGCAGCAGCTTCCACTGCTGCCGGGCCGCCGCATAGTCCCGCGCAATCTCGGGGGTTTGGGTGGCCCGTCCGATGGTGTTATCGACCGCATCGACGGCCTTAAACAGGTTGTCCCGCAGCGCGCTGTCGGGCGAGGCGCCCGGCTTGCTCATATCGCGGATGCGGGCGACGAGCTGCGAGCGCCAGCTCATCAGCTGGGGGCCGGTGAGCGTGGCGCCGACGTCCGTAACTTGTCCCGCATCGTCTAGAACCGCCTTGGTGGCCTTCTCGGCGCGGCGGGCGAATTGTTCGAAGGCGCCGCCGGTTAGCGAGAGTTCCTCGGCGTCCGCCAAGTTGCGGAATGTCTGCACCAGGC